AAAGTCCTGATTGGTCAGCATACTTTTCTTGCTCTCCGTAGAGAACTGTTCATCAACGTAACTCGAAAATTGGGTTACAAGTTCAATCGCCATTTAATTACTCCTTTCGGCGGTTTAGACCGAAGGCTTCGCGGAAAAGGCTGTCTGAGGTGGGGCGCGGATCGCTGCGGCGCTGCTCTTTGTTCGGATCTGCCATTCTCTCGACAATACGCTCGAACTCATGCAGCTTGTCTTTAAACTGCGGCAGGTCCATTGCCCCAAACAGAGAAACCAGCTCAACGGGATAATTCGTCCCATAGTTCTTGTTCTGCGTCTCCAGATAGTCCCGACATTCCAAAATCTGCTCGCGGGCAGTGAGCTCCTGCTCGCGATGATCTGTCTCCGGATCGACGGACTTGGACGCCTTAGCTCTTTCCTTCGCCAGCCTGTCGGCTACAATACGGTTTACTTCTTCCTGCGTGAACGTCCTGCCGCTGCCCGGATCCCCATTCTTATCCTCCGGGTTGGAGTTGGTGGGCTTCTGCTCGGTGTTCTGGTTCATAGTTTCTTCGCTCATGGTTTACCTCCGTTTTACGCCCAGAGTGGGCTGATTTAATGCCTGGCGGATGTGTGGCGAAATCTACAGATGAAAAGGGCTCCTCAAAACTCCACACACCCGGCAGGCAAAAGAAAACGCATGGGGCGGCTCAACAGCCACATTCCCATGCGTTTTTATCGCTAACCTTTACGGCGGTACTCCATGCGTTATTCTTTGGGAGTATTATAGCGCGTCCTTTTCTTCTTTGCAACTGTCTTTTTCACCGCTGACAGAAAAATAGATTTGTCGGTATGGCGGGTGCCGGTCGCTCCTGCGTGTCCTGCCGTCCGGATGACGGAGCTGCAGGGCGGTTAGAGCGGCGGTCGCGTCCCGCTCCTCCTGCGGTAAGTATGATATTTTCACCTTCATGCGCTGCTTCACCTCTTTCAGGGCAATTGCCCATTTCTAAACTTTATCCTGTTCAGGGTGCCGCTGTTGGTCTTGACACGGATCCGCCGAGAGATCTCAATCCCACCGGGGGGATGCCTCTTCGAATCTCACAAGGCTGCTCAGAGTCGGCGTGGCTATCGCAGCGCCGTCAGCCGCTGATACGGCAGTAGGGATGAAGCGGAGCTGATGCCCGAGCACACGGCGCAAAACGGCGTACCTGTTGAAGCTGTCCGGCACGACCACATAAACGGTCACGCCTTTGTAGTCGCAGATAAGCACATAGAGGTCATGAACGTATGCACTTCTGATGCAGGTACCCTCCAGTGCGATGCAGCCGACGGCTGCCGCTTCCAGCTCCGTAAACACATCAGGCCTCTTCATCCTTGCAATCCTCCTTGTTTTCGTGTAAACTGGAGACGGAAAGCAGGGCCTGCAATCCCGTTTCCACCCTGCCGCTGTCAGTGTTGGTCGCACTGGCAGCGGCTTCCTTTTCATCCTGGCAGTCGCACCGCTCGCACGGGTCGAGGTAGGCCCCGCAGATGGGGCATGTCCGGTAATAACTCACAGTCTCGCCACCTCTCGCACAAGCTCCGGCAGAGCGCCCAGGCCATGAATGGCACAACGCCCCTTCGTTATGAGCTTACCGTTAGAGGCATAGACTGGCGGCACATACCAGGCGCACGATTCTCCATAGCAATCGGTCAAGTTGTCTTCAGATGTGATAGACAGCAGCGGACAGATTTTATTATTTTCCATAGTTTTCCTTTCTACGAACGGGCTGATTATCAGGATCAGCAAATACCTCTGACATAGTCTCAGCAAAGTCAGTCAGGAAGCAGCCGCCCTCCGGCCGATTCTTATAACGGTGACTGCAAAACCTATCGCACGGGCGTCCATCGATGGGACAGATTTTCTCTTTCATACTCGTAATTTTCCTTTCTTGGGGGAGGAAGGGGAATCTACATACTAACTTTCGTGTAAGCAAAAATAAAGTGTATATAGAGAAAGTTAGGTTATTGGCTCACCTCTCTCCCCACAATCATAAAATTTCGTTGTCATACCAGCGGTTTGAGCGGTTCTGACGGTCATTAAGTCGCAGGCCGAAATATGTGTTTATACCATGCGATTTTCTCTTAGAAATCCCCAGTTTCTCCATCTCTGCGGAGAAGTCCTTCTCACTGCGGGTGTAGTCCTTCAGGGCCTCCGACCACGCCTTGTAAGCATCGTATAGTTCTCTGGCTCCGACGTGCGCTCCAGTTTCTTTGATGCAGCACTCTGAAAGAAAATTCTCGAGCCAGTTTTCCCGGCTCCGGTAATCATAGGTAGCCTCCTCCACGCAATCGGGGATATCCAGTCTAAAGCCATTCCGGGCAAAGTTCTGCGCTCCCTCGACTGCCCAGGCCAGAATGAAGCCACCGGCATTCTCCGCAAGATAGTCAGCGTAGTTTTGAATCGTCTTATCTGGCTGAATGACAGCGTTGAAGGGAACTACGAAGATGCGGCGCCATGTGCCCTCATCGGTGGATCCGACACGGGGAAGGTGGTTAGTGAACAGGCAGAGCGTATGCGACGGCTTAACAATCTCCGGCTGCTTATACTTTTCCTCCACCTGGAACGGGTCTGTACTGGAGATCTTCTTGATCGTGGCCGCAGAGAGGCGGCGGCCTTCCTCCAGCTCGCCGGCGATCACCAGCCGTTTCCCGCGCAGAGTGGCCAGCGCGGCCTTGTCATTTGAGTTTTTGGTCGTAATAACGTCAATGTCGATGTACCCGGCATAATCGCCCATGACGGCAGCGACGGTGTTAAAGAAGGTCGATTTGCCGTTTTTACCTGTGCCAACGGCAAAGGTAACGCCCTCCTGATAGACCTTGCCAAAGAGCGACATACCGACAACCATCTGAAGGAATCCTTTTAGGCTGCTGTTCTCGCAGGTGATCGTATCCAGAAAAGAATCCCAAAT